GACCTGTTGATGGGTCTGTGTAAGCACATCCAAGGAATACACCAATAGGTGTTAAAGATGTTGTACCAGTATCTTTTTGGATAGTGGTATTAGGGTTATCATCACCCCACTTTACAAAATCACCATAGAATATGTCTGTAGCATATGCATTTTTAATTTTGTAATGTGTAACTTTTCCTTGATATGGACTTCCAACAATAGTACCAACTGGTCTAGCTCCATGAGGAGTTGCACTTGATGACATAATTGTCTCCTTATCAAATAATTAATAAAATAAGAAACTAAGAATCTTTACCAAATGTTGTTCGTGATTTTCTTTCAAAAACTTGTTTAGTAGCCATTCTAGAATCTTGGTCTTTAAAATAAGTGTTATCTACAGATTCCATTTGAGACTGTGCTAAATTAGCAAAATATTCGTCTCTAGCTTTCGCTTTTTCTTCTGGCATCTTACATAACAGTTGTCCACCAATTTCAACATTACCTTTCTTTGACCATTCAGAGTTGTGGTCCATCATATGAATTTGAAGTTCTGGATGGTCCTCTAATCTACAAGGTTGCCATCCTTCTCTCAATTTTCTTGATACATTAGGATTATCAGCATTACCTAAAAGGCTTGTTCTGATATACCTAAATACCCACCCTTCTTGTGGTGTTGGATTTGGTAAGTTTGATGGATTTTCCCAACTTTGTATACGCTGGGAAGCCTCTCGGCTCTCTATCTCCCTAGGGGTACGCTCTGCTGATTCTTGTTCAGCTTTAATATTTTCTTGATTATCAGGTAATTCTGACATCTTAGTTCTCCTTTAATAATTGATTTGCATACTGCTCAGGCGTTATATTAAGTCGCTTTGCGAGGGCAACTTGGCTCTGTGTCAGATGAATTTTGCGAGGGGTTTTACCGCTATTCCTCGTAGCGGGTGCGACAGGATTAACTACCTGTCTTTTCGGTGTATCTGATATAACTACTTCTGCTTCCGCAGGTTGTTGTTGTGGTACACCAAAAAAATTTGGAAATTGTTTTCTCATACCTGCATCTACTTCAGAATAATATTTCTGACTATCTTTTGCAGGGTCAATACCATTAGCTTGTAAAGATTGGTCTATGTACATAGCATAGGATGTCATCTCTTTATGGATTGGTTCACTACCCATAAACCAAGGATTCTTTTGAGACCATGAATCCATTTCTGGGTCAACAGGTTTTTCAACTTGTGGTTGTGTTTCTACATATTGTTGCGAGACTTTATTTTGTAATTGTTGTGCATAATTACCAGCTTGTTGTTCAGCTAATGTAGCTTGTGCTAATTCAGATTGTGCTGCAGCCATATCTTCTGCATTACCTTCTTCATAAGCTTTTTTAAATTTTTCTTGTGCATTGTATCGTGCCCATTGAGCATTATTAAGTGCTTGTTGATTTAATACATCTCCACCTTGATTTACAATGCTTTGTAATTTTTGATTTTCAGCCATTAAAGTTTTTAAAACTTTAGTAGCTTCAGTAGATTCTCTTAAAGCTTGTTCTTTTGCCCTGCGTTCTTCATGAAATTCATATTTAATTTTATTAATTCTTTCACCAGCAGCTTTACTATAATCTGCAATTTCTTTATCTAATATTTCTTCATTACTAGATTCATCTTCTGCAGTTTCTACTTTAGGAGGTCTTTGGTCCTCTTCTGGTCTTTCATCAATAACTTCTATTTCAATATCTTTTGCAACTTCAGTATTGATTTCATTTGCTACACCAAAAAATTTATCTTCTGATGTTTGTTCTGATACAGGTTCTGCGTTTGTATCTATAACTTGTTCTATACTTTCACTCATGCTCTAACTACTCCTGTAGGGTCATCAACTACTGCTTCCACAGTATCATCGTTAATTAAACGAAACTCTTTACCATACATTTTCATTCTAGTACCTGAATAAGCTCTAAATATTACCCAATCACCTTCTTTACACCAAGGACCTGTTGGAAATCTTTTTTTATCAACATATGCTTCTTTGCCTAATTTTAAAACATAACCACAAATATTTGATGTTTCTTCATCAACTCTAGTTTGACTAGCTTTGATAATGCCACCATCTGTAGTTTCTTTAGCTTCAGGCATAGCAATAAGTATTTTCCATCCTTTAGGTATTGGTAGTTGGCTTTTAACCTCAGCAGTAGGCTCAGGCTTTTTAACGCTTTCTGGTTTTGGGATATTTACTTTTTTATCTTTATCCATGTTTGCACGACATAAGGTGTCGAGTTCCTATTCTTTTAAGTGTCGTTCTTTCCAATCAAGAACTTCACGCTCTGCAAGAGCTAAACCTTCTATAACTCCTGTCATTCTTTTATATTCAGAAAAGTCTTTACAACTTCCTGTTGAGATATGGTCTGAACATTCATTCATCATTTCTCTTAACTTTTTAGTTAAGTAAGTAGATAGTGATTGCTCATTTATATCATTACTCATTCAATTTGCTATCATTAACTAAATCTTTACCAATGTCAATACCTGTTTTGTAATCTTTTAATACTTGATTTTCCTCTCTTTCCTGTCTATCTAGCAAATCACTAGCAATTTGCTGTCCCATTTTTAAACCAGTTGTTTCTTGTTGAGCTTCAATTCTTTTTTCTTCTAGTTCTTTATTAGCTACAGCTTTAGCTGCATCTACTGCTAATTTACTTTCATCAATTCTTAGCTTACCTTCAACTTGTTTTTCTTTAATTTCAAGTTCTTTTTGTTTAGCAAGTATTAATGGGTCTTGTGCTTGTTCTTGTATTCTAGCTTGTTCTGCTTGTGCAGCATTTGTAGTTGCTACTCTTTGTGCAGCTTCAGCTACAAGTGTAGATATTCTTTTTTCTACATCTGCAGGTAAAGGTTCTCCTACTGGAGGTAACTCTACACCCATCTCTCTTTCAACTTGGTCTCTAAACTGTAATGCAAGATGTTGCATAATATAATCAGAACCAGCACTTTGTATAACTTGTGCATTTGGACTTTGTTGTACTTTTGCTTGAACATTAGGGTCTTGTTGTGCAGAAGTTAATGTTTGTATATGAGCTTCATGGTCTTGGAACTCATAAGCTTGTACAGGTTTACCATTTAATATATTTTGTACTGCTGTTACTGGGTCAACTGGAGGTACTTCACCTTGTGGTGGTACTATTGTTTCAGCATCTTTAATACCAAGAACTTCAAGCATTTGTCTATGTAATTGACCTAAATCATATAGTTGTGGTGCTTGTTGTGCTAACTGCATAGCTGCTTGATACTGCATAATTCTTTGTGCCATAGTTGCAGCATTAGGGTCTGATACTGGTAATATATCTATTCTATTATCAAAATCTTGTAATGCTATTTGTTGTCCTTCTTGAACTTCATATGGATAAGTTGGGTTAGTAAAGTCTTTTATTACACCAACTAATATTTCAAACTCTCTTTTCATAGAAGCATGAAGTCTAGCTTGAACAGCAGACATAACTTTCATGTTTCTTTCTAATAATGCTAATGTAGTACCTACAGGTGCTTGACTATTCATATCAGCTACTTTCATATCAGATATACTGGCAAACCTTTTACCTTCTTCAACTATATTACCTAATAATTGAAATAAAGTTCCTGATGGTTCTTTATAAGGCAAGAATGTAATATTATCTCTAATAGCACCGCCTGGAACATCTACATCTCTAAACTCACCAGGCATAATGGGACTATCGTCTCCTTTTATACGCAATCCTCTAGCTTTTAAACCACCAGGTAAATTACTTAAAGTACCTGCATCTACTAATTGTCTTAATATTGATGTGGCTGATTTAGCTAAACCACCAATCATATGTATTAAACCAAAACCATAAAAACCTAGTCCTGGTAGATATTGATAATGAACAAAGTGCATCCTTCTTAATTTAGCAGGGTCATCTTCGTAATAGTTTCTTCTAATACTAAGAATAATGCCTGAAGGATGGTCTATTGTTACAACATAAGGTAATGCTATACCTGTATCTTGACCATTAGCATCTTTATCTTCAAACCCTTTTAGGTCTAAATCTACCTGCATTTCTAAGATAGTATGGCGTGTATCATAGTCATAACTTTCTGATTCACCAGTCATTTCATTATATTTTTTAGTAATATCAGATGATGATGGTGTAGCATCAGGTAGTTCTATATCTCTATAAAAACCATTAACTTGCATCTTTCTTATATCATTAGATGACTTTTTCATTACATGAGTAGCTCTTTCACAAGTCTCTAAATCACTTGCACCATAATTAACTACCACATCTTCAGCAGGTACAAATATACCGCTTGGTCTATTTAATGTTGGGTCAAAATATATTTTTCTAAATGCTGAACCTGCAAGTGGTAAAGAAAATAACATTTTTTCTGTTTCACTTCTGTATTCAGTCATTTCATAAGTTAAAAGATAATTTAAATAATCTTGAACTCTTTGACTTTGTTTTTCTTTTGCAGAATCTATAGTGCCAACTATTTTAGTTCTTACAGGACCTGCAGCAGGAAATATTTCTGATATAGCTTGTGATTGAAACTTTATTACAGCTTCACTCAACATGGGATGAAATACACCACAAGCTCCTGCCCAAGGTGTAGTTCTTTCTTCTATTTTTAATCCTAATTGGTCTAACCCTTTAACATAGGTTTCTTCCCAATCTGACCTTGAATCTTTATCTGACTGATAAGCACTAATTAATTCATTACCCATAGAGGTAAGTTCATCTTCATCAATAAAATCTACCAGATTAGAATTAAAATCAGCATCCATAGTTTGAGATGCATTTGGGTCAAAATCAACAATCATGCCACCATCTTCGGTTTCTGTTGTTTCAACCTCTACTTCTGGGTCCATTTCTACTAATCCATCAACTGGTGTAGCTGGAACAAATTGTCTTTCTATAGCCATAGTCTCCTAGTAATAATCTGCTGTTCTGTTATGTTCTAGTGGTTCATCTTCTTCATCTGAATCAAGAGGAACAAAACCACCTTGCCTAAATCTTAATAATGCTTGTGTACTGCTATCAACTAAATCATCATGTTCCATATTAGGAAATCCAGCAAATTCTTCTATAACTTCTTCTGCCCATCTAGTTTCAGGTGTCCAAACAACTCCTGAAGCAAACAAATCTGATACAGCATTTACTCTTGATATTTTATCATTACCACGACTAGGTGTATATTCTTGTACTGGTATGCCTGTTTGTCTAAGTTCAAAGATTAAAGGTAGTCCTGCAGCCTTAGCTTCTACAATGAAAGCATCAGGTTTATAGGCATTATACTTTTCTAAAGCCGTTTTCTTTAAATCTGGGAACTCTAAACGCTCTTTATAGGCATCTAGTAGTATTAATTGTGGAGCAACAAGTCCTTCATCATTTTCTTTATAAAAAACACCCCATGTAGTACAAGCTGAATAGTCAGCTCTTTGTGTTTTTAAGAAAGCTGTATCCCATGATTGAATAATAAACTCACAATCAGGAGGATTTCTACCTTCCCATGTTCTCCACCATTCTCTTTTAACAAGAGCACCCTCTTCAGAGGTAGGGTCTTGTTGATATTGAGCCATCCACTTAGAACTAGGCAATTCAGCCTTTAAAGCTTCTAACTCTTCTAATTTCCAGAAAGCATCCCACAAAGGTTTACCAGAAGGTAAGATTGCAGGTAATTCAATTACTTCCCATTGGTCAGCACCACCACGCTTTATACTAGCGTCTATGACTTGACCAGTTAAATCTTTGTTATGCCACCTAGTCATTACTACAACTATCGCACCATTAGGCTGTAAACGCTGTCTAGGACCAGATGTGTACCATTCATAGGTACGATTAAAGACATTTATGTCTGCTGAAGCTCCTTCTTGCTCAGAGTGCGGGTCATCAATGATAAGTAGGTCAGCACCTTTACCAGTAACTGCACCACCTACACCAATAGCGAAATATTCACCGCCTTTATTCGTATTCCAACGACCCGCAGCTTTGGAATCCGACTGCAAACTTACATTGGGGAATATACGCTTGAAATCTTTGCTTCCCACAAGGTTTCTAACCTTTCTACCAAAACCTACAGCTAGTTCTGCGGTGTGTGCTGTCTGTATTATCTTCTTTTCTGGCTTACTTCCTAGGAACCATGCAGGTAACAAGTAAGATGCAAACTCGGATTTAGTATGTCTAGGTGGCATATTGATAATTAGACGCTTTAAATCGCCATTAGCTACCCTTTCAAAAGCATCCGCCATAATTTGATGGTGTGGACCATGAATAAAAGCACTCCACATCTCTCTAACAAACGCCATATAGTCATTTGCACACTTCTCTCTGGATTTTGCTTCCTCTAATTCATCCAATAAGCCTAATAACTCTCTCTTTTCATCCAAAGAAAGGTTTTGTACTTGACTTAATATTTGGTTACTCATACATCTCCTATACTAGATAGTAAGTAGATACTTCCTAAAGTTAAAAACTTACTAAGTTCCTACCAGTTAGTGGCACTTAGTAAGTAAATACCTTACAAGTAGGTACCTACTGGATGTAAATCACGCTAGATTTTAACATAATTACACATCTTCACAGAAAAAACAATATTTTTTGTAAAATATTATGGGGGGTCTAGGGTCCCTTGACCATTTTCTACAAAAAAACTTATATTATCTTACAAAATATGCTATCAAAATGCAATACATAGGGGGGGGTCTATGAAAATTAGTGATAATCTGTGCAAATCACTATGTATATATGACAGTCGGAGTCCCGCACACACAAAAGGGGGGAGGGGGTCTATTAATAGTGACGGAATCCAAACACAATATGTAGTGGTTTTTGATCATTCCAGAGATACTACATCTTGTGTCTACCCATATATGTAGTGCATCACAAAATCACACCACCCACAGCACACACACAGCCCACACAATGCACAGTTAGATAGTTGGTTGTTGATTGTCTATTGTTTATTAAGTAATGCTTCTATTCGCTCTTCAATATCTCGTTCAACTTCATCGCTTGTTCTCGCTTCTTTGGTCTCAACAACATCGCTGAATAAACTTACTGACTTACCCAGTAATTCCAATGCACGAATCCTAGCTGAATCTGAATCTGATTCTTTTGATTCACGATATAGTTGGTCTATGACATAGTTTCTTGTCCTGAGACTACTAGCAACTGCTGACTGCTCTTTTCGTTCTATTGCTCTTTGTATGCTTATTGCTATCTTAGGGTTCGCAACTAACTTACTTGCTTCGACTTCCACCCACTTGGGAATCTTCCCTTGCTTCGTTAGAGTAACATCGTAGACCTTTGCATATGCTTCTTTATAACTACCCAACTTGCCCTTAATGATTTCATCCACGAACTGCCTTTGCTTTATCGTCAACTCGATTTCTTTTTTGACTACTTTCAGATTTGGTTTTTCTTCTTTGCTCATACTGAAATCTTATCTTAGATATGAAGAAAATATAATGCTCACAAAATGCTATCGAATACTATGTACCAGTAAATATTTATTATGATGTTGATATGATGTCTGACTCATGTATAATGTTCTCAACAAAGACCAAAACGATTATGTCTCTAAACTGTAGCCAACTACCCTAGAGGTTCTGAAAAGAGTAAAGTTGAATGAGGTTCTAGCAGTAGAACTAGGGATGAGGTTCGCAAAGTAATTTAGTCTTGTAAGTCGAAGTCCTAGTTTGAATCCGCCCTTAAAGTGGCTAGTGTGAGAGAGACTACAAATTCAATAAAGAAGAGTAGGTCTGAAAAGTTTGCAAGACTCATAAATCCAAAAGGAAATTATATTTGTTCTTTTGATTCCAAAAATCATAATACAAAAATTGGTAAAAATGCTCCCAGTTGGGAATAGCTATTTCAATGGAACATTTATATATAACTTTTGGGACTGCTCCAACAGTCCTTGAATTAACAAGCTGAATGAGAATCCTAATTATGGGGTTCAAGAAACTGTAACCTTGGAGGGTTAAATTATGAATATTAAAAAAGTAATTAATCATGTTCACGAATCTTTTGAGAACTGGATTGAATCTGAAAACTTATCTGAATATAGAAAAGATTTAGGTTTTATTGTTAGAGAAACAAAAGATGAAGATTACATTATCGAGATATGTTTCGAAAGTATTTTACACGACATAATAAATGATGATGTAGCTTTCTTCGATAATCAAAAGGCTGAAAAGATTTTTGGATTATCAGAATATGACTGGTCACCTTATGCTTCATGGAAAATAAATATCCATGGATTAACCAACTGATGAGCCTATGAGATTTAGGCGAAACTAGATAAGAAATTATCTAGTCTTGGTGCTATCAATCTGATAGCAAATAACAAACTTAAAATTCTTGGAGGAATTAATTATGTTTAAACCAAGCGAAGCAAAAACTTCATGCCTACATATTTTGAAAGGGAGCAATATTCCTTTCTTAATTGGTGGTACTGGAGTTGGTAAATCCGCAATAGTTAAAGAGATTGCGGAAGAACTAGCAAACGATAGAACTCTTACTGATTCAGTAAGTCCTAAAGATGATGAATTTGGTTTTATATCTTTTAGACTTGGGTTAGTAGAATCTATTGATTTGGGAGGGTTGCCTTACATTGAAGAGGGAACTCAAAAGAAAGCATTTCTAGGCAACTTGCCTAGAGGTGGCGAGGGTCTATTTTTCTTGGACGAATTTGCACAAGCACATTCATCTGTCCAAGCAACGATAGGACAATTACTAGACCCAAAAGGTAAAAACGAAGAGCGAAGAATTGGCGATTATGTTTTTCCTAGTGGGTGGAAAATTGTCTTGGCGGGTAATAGACATACTGATAGAAGCGGTGCGAATAAGATACTTAGGCATTGTCAAGATAGAACTACTGCTATCCAGTTTACTCACGATGTGGACGACTGGTTAGAGTGGGCAGATAAGAACGACATTGACTTAAATGTTCAAGGTCTTATTAGATTCATGCCCCAACTATTATGGGACTTCGACCCTAAATGCAACGACCCACAGCCAAGTCCAAGAAGTTGGACAAGGTTAAGCGATACTTTGAAAACGAATCCGCCTAAACGATTAATGCAAAAATTATTCGAGGGCGATGTTGGACAAGAATCAGCTATTGAATTGATGAACTTTATCTCACTTCAAAATGATGTTCCAAACATATCTGATATATGTAAGGGCAAAGATGTTGAAGTTATAGATGAAGCGGGTCTTTGCTATGCGACCACGATTGCATTAACAACTGCAATTAATGGAGCAAATGAAAGTAATGTTTATGACTACTTTGAAAATGCTTTGAATTATTTGAAGCAACTTTCGACTGTAGAATTTTCTATATTCTTTGTTAGAAAAATTACTGGACTTAGAAGCGAACTCAAAGAGTGCGATGTATATTCTAAGTTCAAGATTGATAACCAAGATTTAGAAATCTAAATTTACATGGCGAGTTAAGGAATATTTATTATTTACTGGTAAATATTCCTTTTCCGCTCATTCTGATATTGGGATGTGTATTCCAACTGACGATTCAAAAATGATGAAATCAGAATTTATTAATTTTAATTCTTGGAGGAATTATGAAAAATAATACAAATACTTTATCTGAAAATGCTACTTTGGTTCGTTTCACAACGAAACATCCAAGCGGAATTAAATCAGATAAGGATTTAAGAAAAGGTCTAGCAATAGACAAAGAAGCCAACAATGATTCACTTCATGTCGCTAAGTATATTTTTGGTAAAGAAACGAATAAGTATTTTCGTAGAATTATCAATCAGTTTAGGTATAACTATTTTTATCCTTTAACTGTCCCTTGGGATGATAACACTAGCGACTATGATGGCAAGGTTCTAAGTGGGTGGCGACTATGCCCTAATAGAGAACTTGATAGACTCATGGATAAGGCTAACGAGTCCAAGTCTGACTTCCAAAAGGAAGTGGATTCATTTCTTGATAATTATGATAATTTGATTGAAGCGAATAAGCACAAACTTGGACAAGCATTTAAGTTGTCTGATTATCCTAGCAAGGATGTAATAGCTACTAAGTTTAGATTCGATTTTGAACTTGGTACTGTTCCACAATTTAATACTAAGGATGTTCGTTTAAATGTATCTGAAAAACTTCGCAAGAAGATTGAACAAGACGCATTAAAAAGGGCAACGAAAAATGTTGAAGCAATTACACGAACTACTGTCGATACTCTTTTGGAATCAGTAGAACATTTAGCTGACAAGCTAAAATCTTATGACCCAAAAACAAAAGGTGGCGGATTCTTTAAGAACTCATCTTTTGATAAGTTAAGACAATTTTTAGATACTCTTCCAAGTATCAATTCTGACATTCTAGGGAATGACAAAACGATAGCGGAAGCACACCAAAATTTGGTTAGTGTCTTTGCAAAAATAAATGATGTCGATTCACTTCGTGATGATGATGATTATACTGATAAGAAGCGAAAGCAACTTGCGGATGATTTAAAAGATTCAGTTGATGAATTGAAAGGCGGATTCCTAGACGATATGTATAAGAAGTAAGCCAATGAGTGGGCGGAGGAAACTATTTACTAGTAAATATTTTTCTTCGCATACTGTCTTGCGATGTGTATCGCAACTGATGATTAGGAAACTATGAAACAGCAACTCATAAATAAAATTCTTGGAGGAATTAATTATGAAAAATAGTGAAGAGCGAATGATTAAAGCTAGAGCGAAACTTATGAAAGGTAATGTTGGTATGGCTACTATGTTATTGAAACTTACCTTGATTGAGGAAAATGAGCGATGTCAAACAATGGCTACTGACGGAGTAAATATCTATTGGAATGATGAATTTGTTAAATCAATAACTGATGATGAAATCCAAGCGGTATTAGTCCACGAAGCAAGTCATGTTATTTGGGAACATCCGCTAAGAAAAGGGAAGCGAAATCACGAACTTTGGAACATAGCTACTGACTATGTAATTAACTCTTGGATAGCATACGACTTAAATATGGAACTTCCAAAAGATGGATTATTAGACATGAGGTATAAGGGACAAAGTGCGGAACAAGTTTATAGAACTTTATCTAACGATGAAGATTTACTAAACGAAGCTATCGAAGATTTAAAATCTAAATCTGATAATGGCGATTCTGATGATTCTGATTCTCAAAGTGGTAATGGCGATTCTGCTTCAGATTCTGATTCTGATTCAGATATAGATTCTGATTCTGATTCTGATTCCAACGATACTGCCAATGGAAATGGTAAAGGTAAATCTCTTGAAGAGAAACTTGCTGACTTACCAAAATCTAGTGGCGAAGTTTGGATTCCAACTAATGAAAATGGACAAGAATTATCGCCTACTGAAATGGCTGAACTACAAGAAGAACTTCAAAGAACTATCACAATGGCTGACAAGCTAGATAGTATTGGAAGTGGTTCTGATGGTTCACTTCGTGGAGCGGTGCAAAAACTCAATGAGACTTATGTTGACTGGGTTGATGTATTGCGAGACTTATTGCAGTCTGCTATCTCAACTAATCCCACTTGGACTAGATTGAATAGGCGACATTCTTGGAGAGGTATTAATTTACCTAGTAAAGACAAAGAGCCTAGCGGTGGCGAGATTGTCGTTGCGGTTGATACAAGTATGTCTATGACCCAAGAAGAACTTAATATCTTTGCTACTGAAACTCAATCCCTAGCGGAAGAGTGCGGTATAGATAAGATTAGAGTTTGCTATTGTGATTCAACTGTTATCAAAAATAGTAATGGCGAATGGTGGGATGAATACGAACTTGATTGCGATGAATTAAACTTTCAACTTCGTGGCGGTGGCGGAACTGATTTTGAACCGCCTTTTAATTTGTTTAATGAATACACAGATAATACTGATGATGTATTAGCTTTTATTTATTTCACAGATGGATATGGAACTTGTAGTGCGGAAGTTGAGCCAAATGTTCCAGTAATATGGGCATTAACTGGTGGCGAAAACTACTGTACTGACGAACTTCCTTTTGGCGAGAAAGTTAGTATCGATATGTCTAGTCTTTAATCGCAAATTGGTGTGGAGGAAAAAGTATTTACCAGTAAATATTTTTTCTTCCCGCATCAAATTTCTAATATCAAGATGTGTATCTTGGCTGATGATTGCAAAAGCATGAAATTAGAATTTTAACTTTAACTGCCCTTGGAGGGGTAATTATTATGAAAATTACTTTAGATAGAATCAAAAATATCGCAGAAGATATTATTGCAGATGATGAATGGGTAAATGATAGCCATACTAAAGCTGAACATAGCGGAGTAAAGGCGGGATTATATGCTTTAATTCATCATTTAGAAAAAGTTGATACTAATTTAGATGATGATGAATTTGTTCTGACCCATAGTTTTGGAACATTAAAAGATATGGGGGGTTTAGAATGACTAATCGAGAACTATTAGAATTTACTTTGAAAGTAAACATAGGAACTTGCAACGAAATTTATACAAAGATTGATAGGCAACTAGAAGAAAAATCAGATATTGATTTGGCTCTAGTTAAATATTTTAATACTTTGGTTTCAATTAATCACAAAGTGCAAGATGTTTTATACAAAGAAAGGGCGGATATGAATCTTCCTTTTCCTAAACATCTTGGATTTACAAGTGATAATCAAATAATAGAAGTTGAGGTGCAAGATATATAAATAAATTAAGGCGGGATGCTACTGTAAAAGGTGGTGTCCCGCCTTTTTTTTTGTTCTAAAAAAAGTGGATATACGAAGCGTGTGGAGGGGTGAATAATAAAATATTTACTAGTATATTGTTTATCCTGAGATATTCTGATAGCAATTACTAGCGTGTTCGAGCCTAGCACATAAAATATATTTACTGGTTTTCTAGCTGTGGATATCTCTGTGGAAAAGTTGTATATAACTCTTGCAATTTGCTATCAAATACATTATATTGATTATCTAATATCAAAGAATTGCATAAGTTTTTCTTTATTTCTAAATGCAACTTTCATATATTGAAACCTCCAAGGTAGGGGATAGTCGCAAGATTATCCCCTTTTTTTTGGTAGTCGTTTGATAGTCTATGATAGTTGACACACCTTATAATAGTTGACCCACCACCAAATCCTACTCCAGAAAAACCTGATACTGGTAAATATTTTTTTTTCCAGATGCGTCAGTCATCACAACGCTGTGTGTAAATGTTCCACATGGAACAATGGGTATTTCACTTTGATAGCATTTTGCAGTATAATAATAGCTTATGTATGCGGTAATAAGACACACATATCACTTAGATATACCTGAGCCAAGTAATGCTTATTCAACTAAGTCTAGTGCTAAATGGAAACATTTTGTATGGATATTTGAAACTGAACTAAATGCTCTTGCTTTTGCCATATCTCTTTTAGATGACCCTTTGATTATGTCTAACGAATGGTTAGTCGAAAGTGCCATAAAACAATTAGAAGAAGATAGGTATTATCAAGTTGGTAGAGAAAGTGTCGCTATTGCAGAAGTGCAACAAAGTCCGCAGATAATTTATAAGGATGATAAAAATGAAAAGTCTATTCATTAGATGTTCGGAAGAAACTTACGAATTGGCACATTCTTTAGCTAAAAAAGAAAGTCGTTCACTTAATAAGCAGATTATTCATATGATACATAGTGAAGCTGAAAAGCAGAACATATCTATTGAAGAAGATACTGCTGAACAAGAGGGTAAAGCTATCTTTAGCGGTGCTATCACAAGTGATAATTATGAATCTAAGCTTGGTTTACAAGGGATTGTTGAAACAAGGAAACAGGGTTCTTCTGACTAATATACCAAAAAGTTAGTAGTGCATTAGAACATTCTTGCATTACTAACTCCTTTGTTTCGCATATTTCTTTAGGATTATCTATCATAATCTTCCAAAAAACTTTTTCTTTGTTGTGTCCACAATCATTCACTAACTTTTTCTGTATTCTTGAAAGCATGACGGCTCTTGGCGGAGCTTGATTAAAACTATTACTGGTAAATATTTCTTTTCCCAGCCCGAAGGATTTACCCAAAGCTCCACTTTTTGCTATCAATTCAAGATATTTATTACAGACATTGTGCTGTTCTGCTGTAATTTTTTGTTGTAAGAAAGATTTATCTATGATGTGTTGGTCAAACACGATTGCCCTACCAACCTTGCTTTTACCTATTTTGGTTATTGCAACTTGGTTTCTGAAATGTAGATAAGGACTTCCTATATCATTAACTTGTAATGTTTCAGAACTCCCAGTCAAAGTTATCTTCAACTTCTTCAATTTCTGCATATCTCCCATTGACTGGATTAAAGGTCATATTAACACTTCCTAACTTACCTTGCCAACCCCAACGAGCCTTCCAGTTATGTATTTCAACTCCCTCTTCTCCTCTATAGACTGTTAATCCTGTATCTGCCTTACTAAACCAAGCATATGATTTAGCTACATCAACTCCTGTACAAACATTTTTTTTGCCGTCCCTAATAAATGGCTTAGTTGGATGTGCAACAAAGAATACTAATACATCATGTTGTTTTGCAAACAGTTGCACTTTTGTTAGCATTTCACTAACCATGTCGGTTTCTAATCCTTTGTGTTCAGTATGTATAAAGTTGAAAGGGTCTATAACTAAAATCCTAACACCATATCTCATAACTGCACTTGCTCCCTTTTCTAGGATAGCTTCTATTGTTGGCAACCCACCATCTTGATAATCTTGAAACAATATGTGTTCTCTTATCCAAGTCTCTGCAAAGTCTTTTTCTTCTTGGGTCATTCTTGCGTTAAAACCCTCAAAGAATGGCTTACCTACAAGGATTTGAGATAACTGAACTGCATGAAGTTGAACTGGCTTTTCAAACGAACAGAAACAAGTTTTCCACCCATTATTCCTTGCTACATTGACTACAAGTTGGTCTATAAAGGCTGATTTTCCGTCTCCCGCATGACCAGTTGTGACAACTAAATTGCCTGTAGATAGGGTAAATATTTCATCTACACTAGGATATCCTGTTGATACACCACTTGGCATACCTTTTTCATACAAGCTTTGAAATTCATCTGCATAATGCTCTAAATTATTTAATCCATGTAATGGAATTGGTTCTGCGTTGATGATTACATCCCTTAACTTTTCTGCTCCATGTTTGATTAATACATCATTTGCGTCTTTGCAATCAAGGTTATCTACTCTATAACATCTAGCTTTGTTTAATCTTCTAGCTAATTCATCTGCTAGTATGTTTCCGTTTTCATCTGAATCTGTACATAAAATTACCTTTTCTACACCCTCAAACTTATCTCTATCATTCCATACATACTTAAACCTACCATCTTCGCTTGGGTCTATCTTATTATCAGTAATCTTGTTTGGAGCACCATTGGGAACTGAATAACAATCTACATTCATTACACCCTCAAAGGCTGTCTTGATAGCTAATGTGTCCATTTCTCCCTCGGTTATGATAATTGTGCTTTCTAATGTTGGCAATTTGCTATCATAAACCTGTTGTCCCCATAGCTTTTGTGCGTTCCCATCCCACCAAAAACTCTTTGTACCATTTGCACTCCTATACTTGACTGCTTCTACCTGTCCATCGCAAACAAAGGAAAAACCTATTACTGGTTTATTATTTTTTTCGGTCTGGATGCAACCTGCTGTTTCTGAGGCTGTAATACTTATACCTCTCTCCTGCAACCAATCACTAGCTTTGCCATTGGGTATATTTTTTGGTGCTTCTACTGGTTTTTTTACCTCTTGTTTTACTTCTTTTTTTACTGCTTTCATTTTGTATTCCTCTCTCCTTGATACTAATCCATTCATACCACAATGATGACAATGATATATAACCTTGTCAGCTTCAATGTTTACTGATAAGGGTTTGTCATGTTTATTTTTACTCCTTTCATTTTGACATGAAAGACATGATATTTTGTGTTGACCAAGCTTCATACCGCTTGTTCGTGATTGATTATTTATATGGCTTAAAAAATCTCTTTTATCCATTTCACTATTGACATACATAAAACCTCCTATAGTATGTATATACTTACTATGTAGTATGTACTACCTAATATTAAAATATAGTAAGTATCTACTTACTATATATACCAAAATACTTATCAACAATATCGCAGACATCTTCTGCAAGTCTCTTCTTAGATAATACTGGATAGGTATTTAATTCCTTAATTGCTTCTAAAATGCCATCTGATTGAATGTCATTACGCTTACACAAATTGGAAAAATCATCAGACATAAAGTATAATAAAGCTTCGTTAGATAACTTAGGATGTTTACTAGCAACATCTCTAACAGCTTGTTTAACCACAAGACCATCTAAAGTTTTTTGGTCTGTATCTGAATCAATGTGGTCTGTCTGAAGCATTAAAATATATTACAATAAACTCTTGACATTATCAACACATCATCTACACTTATATAAGACATCAAAGGATTGAACTAACTAAGAGTTTAAATTTGGTGTTGTAAGGTTAGCGGAAAAGTGGAAAGCTATTAAATCTATTCCAGTTTTACCACCTAGCAAAGTATAGGGATAACTTGGAATGTATCACGCCAAGGGTTCGTTGATGATACACGCTTTGCATATAGGAAAAGAGTAAAAGGGTTGTAAGACCTAGGTAATATGAACAAAGCCTTACTAGACTGATTTTTCCTCGTTGCGAGGGTGTTTCAATGTCGATAAATAACAAAACAAATATTTGCGGGTCAGCTTTTTGCTAGTTTTACAATTCCCAAACCAAAAAAAACTAGCATTTAGGAGGGAAAGCATATGACAACACTAGATGAAAAAGAGATTCTTTTGCTACAAATCTTGTTAGACAAAATCACACCACAACAAATGGCTCACATTAGAACTATGCTTAATGTAGATATCAATTATGTTAAGGCATTAAAAACCAAACTTAATTTTTTACCAAAAGGAGGGTAAATGGAATTTAAAATAGAAGATGGCATACCTATACCAAGAGGAGTAGGAAAACCTAGAAAGTATGACTTACCTTTAGAGGACATGAACAAGGGACAAACTGTAAAAGTTCCTCTAGCGAAGTCTAAGATAGCTTCTGAGGTAAAAATAATTAGAAATGCTTGTTTAAGATTTACACACAAACACCCTAACTATAAGTTTACTGTTAGGCAATTAGAAGATGGAGTAGGAATATGGCGATTATAAGAGAAATGGATATTGTTGAAGAACAACTAGATAAAGCAAAGAAAATTCTTGTTGATAGTCAAAAAATGGTAAAGAAAATGCAAGACATAGTTTTTTGTATGCAAGTAGAAGTAAACGAATTAAAAGAAGAATTAGAGTTACGCCAAAGTAAATTAGAAGTTGAAATATACGAATAAACACAATATACCGCAAGAAATTATCAATGCGGTTCATAACGACAACTACAGTAGGGGTAAGGCTACTATATCTGCTACAGGTCTATTACAGCCACCAAGGATTAGATTATTGGCACAAGAGCATTACGACAAGCTTACGATAGATGTATCAGATGAAATATGGAAACTACTAGGACAATCAGTTCATACCATATTAGAAAGAGCCAATGAGAATAACGAGGACACCATTACAGAACAAAGAATGTTCGCAATAGTTAAGGATTGGACTGTTAGTGGTCAGACAGATAGCATAGATGTTAAAAGCAATACTCTAAAAGATTACAAAGTGACTAGTGTATGGTCTATTGTTTCTGCTTTAAAAGAGGGGAAAGTAGAGTGGGAACAACAACTTAATATCTATGCTTATCTCTACAAGCAGACAACAGAAAAAACTATTGACCAGTTAAATATTATTGCCATAGCGAGGGACTGGAACAAAAATCAGTATCTTCGTAGCGGTGGAGATTATCCGCCATCGCCAATTACAGTTTTAAATATAGATTTATGGAGTGATGAAGAGCAAGAAGCTTTCATCAAACAAAGAGTTTCAATCCATCAAGAAGCAGAAGTGGATTACCTTATCAATGATAAGCTTCCGTTATGCACAGATGAAGAAAGGTGGAGAAGAAAAGATACTTATAGAGTGGAAAAGAAAGGTAGAAAGACTGCTGTTAGAGTGCTTGATACCCAAGAAGAAGCTAATGAGTATATAGGTGGTCACAAAGATAGTAAGTTGCTGAAAGTCGTAGAAGCTAAAGGCGAGTGCGTTAGATGTGCTAACTATTGTGATGTGGCTGAATTTTGTAATCAATATAATGAGGAAAGCAAATGAATATTGAACTAAAAAAAGCTATAGAGATTGTTGAAAATGCTTTAATGTTTTATGTAGAAGAGGGCATATCTACTGATAAAAAAGCACAAAAGATATTAGACAAATCTTGGAATATAGTAAAAGAAAAAAGAAACTATGGATATGGTTATGATGATACCAACTCTATAGCTATTGTTTGGGAAATAGATGATATTAAAAACCTAAGACCCGATTTGACTGATGATGAATGTATGGAAGTATTGGATTATACAGACAGAAAACATGATGCTTCTTTAGGTGTTTCTTGGGACACTTTAGAATGGAATGCTGATTATCTTTTTCCAGTAAAGGAGGAAGCAAGTAATGGCTGATAATAAAGAACTTACTTATAAAGAAGTATGGGACAAGCTATCTAAGATAGATTGTTCTGATAAGGTAGAAAAGAAGATGAAGTTATCTTATCTATCTTGGGCGTGGGCGTGGGGTATTCTACAAGAACACTATCCACAGGCACAATACTTATTCTATCAAGGCGAGGATGATGTGCCTTATGTCAGATATCCCGATGGAACTGGAGAGGTTAGATGTAGAGTATCTATAGATAACTTAACTAGAGAAATGACACTATGTGTTATGGACTTTAAAAACAATGCTGTTAAGAATCCTAATTCTTCACAAGTAAACAATTCTAAAATGCGTTGCTTAACTAAGTGTTTGGCAATGTTTGGTTTAGGACATTACATCTATGCGGGAGAGGATTTGCCCGAAGATGTTGAAGATGAAATAGAAAACTTAGATGATGAAACAGAATCTAAGGAAGAGCCAACACCAGTAGAAACTCCAACAGAAGATGTTGAAGCAGATAATGGTTATGGCACAGAAGAATGGGCGGAGTTATTTGTCAAAAGCTTCTTAGAGTTGGCAAAACTTCATAAAACTAAAGATTCTATGACATCTTACTATAAAACTAACACTAAAGACTTAGCTACATTAAGAGATAACTTCCCTAATATGAAAGCTGAATTGGATGGTGAACTTAAAACAATCGTATCAAACCTAGAGGAGAAATAATATGTACGACAACAAAAATCAAAGTGATGGAGCAATCTACACTAATAACTACAAACAGAATGAGAAACAACCCGATTGGACTGGTAAGGTAGAGATTAGTAGAGATATGCTTAAAGAGTTAGTTAGTATCGTCAAAGAGGGCGGAACTGGAGAACTAAGAGTGGCTTTGTGGAATAGAACTTCTAAGAGTGGCAACGAATACAAGTATGCTAGGTTAGACATTCCACAAAAGAAAGAAGAACCTAAAGAAGAACCAGTAGAGGAAAAAGCAGATGATGTTGATACCTTTACAGATGATGATATTCCATTTTAGAGGAGTGAGTAATGGCTAAATCAAAAGCATTTAAGAAAGCATTGGAAAATGCTTTAAAGAAAGAGGGAGTGAAAAATGAGTGGATAGAAAAACATCTGCTCATTGATTCACTAGACTTAGATAAATCAAATAAAAGGGGGAAGAATAATGGCAAATCCAAGTGGAAAAACCCAAATCATTTCTGATGATAAATATACCTATGGAAAAGATTTGGTGGTGCAAATTGAAGAAAACATAGACGAGTATATATTTTTTGAGTTCATGTCTGCGTACAGAACTTTGATTGAACAAATCAAAAATGTCAAAGATGGTATGGGAACTACATCCCATGAACAACTTATGGACTATCTGTTTTTGAAGATAGAGGAAGCTAGAGATGAACACTTTAAAAACAAGATGGGGATTGAATAATGGATAGACAAAAGATACCAGTACACTTACGCCATTTATCTGAATGGCGTTTAAGATGTTTATTTTATTTATTTAGAGCAAGATAATGGATGAACAGATAGAGAGTTGGCAAAATCAGATAAGGGATGTTGCTCCCTTAATGCAGAAAGCTGAATACGAGTTGTTGAAAGCGGAAGCAGATGTTAAGAGAGTGATTGCTTTGTGGAAAGCAGTCGCTCTTTCAGAGGGCATTAAAACTGCTACTGGACAAGATAACTATGCAGAAAACAAAGATGAAGTATATCAATCTAGGTTAGCTGTTGCAGTTGCTAAAGGTCAGTTAAGTGCTGTTAAAGTTGAACTAAAAGCATTAGAGGTTGGTTTTGAAGAGTGGAGAACTAAAATGGTTAGTGCTAGAGAAGAAAGAAAGAGGTATGGTGCATAATGGAACTAAAATTTGAAAAGAAAAAACAAAATACAAAAGGCGTACAATTTAGAATTGACCCAATTACAAATCAAAACCTAACTGTATTAAGGAATTATTATTCTGAGAAAGCGGGGAGAAGAGTCACAACGGGAGAAATTTTTAAACAACTTATTAACAATCATTCTTATGATATAAAAATGAAAATTAGAAATAGATAATGACTAAATGGCATGGAGGAAAGGGGTCTATTTATAAACCTTATGATAAAGATAAGTTTGATGAAAACTTTGAAAAGATATTTGGTAACAAAAGAAAAAATGTCAATAAAAGGAAGAAAACCAACAAAGAAAGAAGCTGAACACATGGACAAGGTAAGTCAGCTAGGTTGCATTGTTTGTAGAAATACTAATGGAAGTATAACTCCTGCTGAAATACATCACATAGAGGGTAAGACAAAGGCTGATTCACATTTTAAAGTATTACCTCTTTGCTTTGACCATCATCGTAAAGGCAATAGATTTAGACCTATAAGCAGACATCCTTATAAGAGAAGATTTGAAGAAGCTTACGGAAAAGAAGAAGAGTTGTTAGAACAAGTTAATAAGTTATTAGATGAAGATTGATTTACCTTTAGAGGTTTACTACACAAAGAATAAGAAGTTTATCCTTAACTTAAACAACTATCGTAATGCCCACTACAGAATACTATCAAATGCCAAGAAGATTTATGCAGACAATTTAGTTAATAGGATTAGTTATCCTAAATACGAAGAGCCTGTTGTATTGACTTATACCTATTATGCAAAGAGTAAAAGGAGATTGGATGTGAGTAATCCTTGTTCTATTATTGATAAGTTTACTTGCGATGCTTTAGTTAAAGCAGAAGTGTTAGAAGATGATAGTAGTAAACAAATTAAACAAGTTATTTATAAATATGGTGGGATTGATAAAGAAAATCCTAGATGTGAATTGGTGATAAAAAAAATAGACCAGTAAATAATATTTTTTACGCTGCTGGGCTGCAGCTCCAAAAAATATTTACCAGTCAATGATTAATTCCAGGGAAGGAGCAAATGCTAAAAGATATACTACAAGAAAAGTTAGATAAACGAAAAAGAAAGTGGTGGGAGTGGCACAAAAAGAATCCACAAGTTTGGGATAAGTTTGAGCAATACACATTGGAGGCTATCAATAGTGGTAGGAAAAAGTATTCGCATTGGGCGATAATCAATCGTATTCGTTGGCATAATGAGATAGAAACTAGAGGTGGAGACTTCAAGATAAGTAATGATTACATCTGTTTCTATGCCCGTTTATTTCATGCTAGACATCCACAACATAAAGACTTCTTTACATTGAAACCATTGAAAGAAGAAAAGGATATAGCTATGTTAAAGGTTAAGACTGAAAATAGGGATATCAGCCTGTTTTCTTAATTCAGGAATCATAGCTAGTCGCATATCTCGTTCTAATTCTAATTCACGAAGCATATCTGATTTAACTGTTACAGATATATTTTCATCTAGCATTAGCCTATCTCTACGCCTTCTCCAGTTATCTAAGTATCTTTCTATCGCTCTCACTTGACCTTTGACATTCAATAAGCCTTGCATATTGCTTCTGTAAGCTGATAGTTCATCAAATCTATTTTGTTTTTGTAATGAATTGATAGTTGCTACTGCTTTGTCAACTTCATTTCTTAGTTCATAGAACTGTTGCTGATAACCACCTGTTTTATCTAAGTCAAGAAACAGTCTGTTAATAACTGGTAGTTTACCTAATTCAAAGTTAGAAGGTAGTAAAGGGCTTCCTGTAGCTCCTCTAGTGACAGTATCTACCAAAGTTAATAGATATCCACCAAGAGTTCCTGTATAACCTCTCATTATGTGTTCTATCTTTGCAGGTGAAATATTAAGAAATTCACCCATAACTTTAGCAAATTCATTGGTAGTCGCCCTTGCTTGTAATCCAGCTTCTTTCTTTTGTTGATAGTAAGGCACAATTTCTGTATTAGTAAAACTATTTCTATTAGCTCTAACTTCGGCTATAGGTTTTAATATTTGAAATCCAGCACCAGGCTGAAAGAATGGAATATTTGCTGAAGTGCCTAACTGCCTTGTTATAGAAGTTAATGCTTCATCAGCAGATTTTTTTGTAAACGCATCATCGCCTAAAGTCATATCAAATACTCTTTCAGGTATAGCTTTAAATAACATACCTACTTCAAATGGAATAGGTATTTTAACTGCATTACCATTACCTATAGGAACAACCCAGTTATCATCTCTTACTTCTCGTTTAAGATTCTTATATTCATCAGTATCATGTACCATTAGATAGTAAGCTAGTGTTATAGATGATAAAATTCCTGCACGAAATAATGCTCTTTTTAGTATTCTTGATTGAACATCTTTAAGTGTTTCATTTGCACCTAGCTTTTCTACAGCAGAATATTGACCAGTAAATAGTCCTCTGTATAAAACATCCAAACCTTGTATTCTTGCATTTAAAAATGGTATTGCTGCAGTAACAATTCTAAATGTTGGGTCTAAACCACGCCTTCCAAAATTTATTATTTCTAATGCCTGGTAAGCTGCTTCAGATTGTGCTTGTGCTTCATTATATCCTTCATCTTTTAAATCTTTATAAACAGCATCATAAACTGCCATACGAGTTGCACCATCAGATTTAGTGGTCAATGCTCCTAGTCCATCCCATAGTTTAAAGAAAGCTCCAGAGGCTGACATACCATTACTTGGTGTTAGTCCTTTTTGTCTCATGGTTCTAGTTATAAATTGTTTTACACTACCTTCATCATTAGCAAAATCATAACCACCAAGCACACCAAACTTTTCTAAGTTTTCCATATCACCAAACATATTTTTTACTGAATCAATAAAAGGTGTATATGAAGCACCACTAGTTATAGATGAAGATAATGTATCTCTTAATATATTAACAACTACAAATCCTGGGTCTCTTGTTACTGTATCTCTTAAAAAACCTGCAGGAATTGCTAATGCTTGTGCAATAGGACCTACATTTGTGCCACCAATAGCTTGAATTGCATGAAATAATTCTGGGTCTTTTAATTTATAAAACTTTTTATTTCCATCTTCAAATACAAATATTCTATTTAAAGTATTTGCTTTTATTTCTTGTGGAGATTTTAATTCTTTTGCTTCACCTACTTTTTCTAAATCTCTTACAAGTTTTACAACACCATCATTTTTTAATGCTCCTGTAAGAATAGATAGTGAGTTTCTAGCTATGGCTTCTATAGGGTCAGCATCTATCGGTTTTTCTGAACCAGTAATTTTTATATTTAATGGATTATTAGGTAAAGAACCACTTGCTACATTAGGTCCTTGTAAGCCTGTGTCATCTATCATATCTTTATAAAATGGATAATATGATGAATGTTGTCTCCATATTTCAGCTTGTTCAGGGTCTAATAAACCTTTATTAGTAGCAAATTCTATTAATTTATTATTCCATTCTTGATAGTTGTTATAAACTTCTACTACTTCTGGATGTTGTTGTTCTATTTGTTCTATAAGAACAAAATCTTCAGGTTTTACTGGAGTATCTATTTCTCTACCAGTTTCATCAAATGTTTTTGCTCTTTTTAAAGTAGCATATAATTTAAATACTTGTTCTAAATTTACATCAGAATTACTAAATAGTGGTGCTAATATTTGTATTAAACCACCTGTTTCTCCATTTTCTAACTCTAAATCTCTTACATTTGCTAAAGCTGGTTGACCATCTATTACATCAGTTACATAACCTCTAGTAAGCATACCTGCAAATAAACCTCTAGCTCTATCTGCTAATCTTAAAGCAGCCATAGTTGCTGTATCTGCAGTATTATTTGCTATTCTTACTTCTTCATTTTTTTGTATAGCTTTAACTAATGCTTTATCTACTTTATCTAATTTATCTACAAGGCTTTGTCTAAAGTTTTTAAATGCTGAACTAATAGATGTAACTGGGTCTTGAACTGCTTCAATAGTTCTAGCACCCCAAGACATATCTGGTCTATGTTCACCACCTAATCTTTCTGCTGCTTCTGAAATTTTAGGGTCTACATTATCAAGAGTAGGTCTTGAAAACTTAGGTATATCATCAGGTTTTTCGGCAGATAAGTCTTTATTAAAATCTATAGCAGCTTTTAATGCTGTGTCTGAAGCATTTAAATTATAATAAGGTATTGAACCTCTAGGTGATTGTTTAACTATTTCTTCAGCTTCTTCTACCGCTTGTTTTAACTGTATATTTTTTTGTGTATTAGGCATAGGATTTAATGCTTCAGCAACACGATTCATATATGTAATTTGTTCTTCTTTACCATCTGAACGAGTTGGTCGTAAACCATAATAAGGTGTTGTTTTATCAATTCCTGATACAGTTCCATACATTTCTCCTAATTTTCGAAATAAATCAGGAAGTGTTAATGAACCTTTAATATCTTTTGCTTGAACAGGTTGTGTAGTTATAACCGAAGTAGGCTGTTCATTAAAACCAAAACCAAATACATCAGAATTTACAAGTTTAAAATCTTCTTTAACATTATCTTTAAATGACATACTAGCTGGGTCTTGTGTCCAATTATTAGCATTTTTATCTATTAATAATATAGATAAATCTTCGAAGTTAAATTCTGTATCCAAAGGATTAGAGGAAGAAATATTACTCCACCATTTAATTGCATCTATTGGATTAGTAAATGCAAAAACTGCAGGTTCATCTTGAAATCTATTACCTGTTCTAGCATTTATAAAATTAGAAGGTTTTAAAGGATTAATTGAACTCTGTAAAATACTTCTTACATTTGGAGTAGGAGTTATGTGATAATAAAAATCACTAAATTTTCTTGCACTATCTCTTCTACCTCTACTAAATAATGGAACATCATTAATTAAAGTATTTGTAAGTTCTATATATTGATACTCAGGTTTAATGCCACGCAAATCTGCAATAACTTCAAGTTCTTGATTAACAGTTTCATTCATAATTCTAAAACCAGTTACTTCATAAGGAATAAACTCTGGTATGTAATCATATTCATAAGCTGTATCAAGAGCATTACTATAATCTTTTCTTTGCTGTTCAAATGTTTTTCCTTCTCTTGTATAACCTTCTTCTTCTAAAATTTTATTTGCTAATTCATTTAATTTATCTGAATCTTGTTCTTCATAGTAATATCTATTATATTTATTAAAACTTTTATCACTAATACTATTAGCTACAGCAGGTAAATATAACTTAACTCTATCTAATGGTATTTCATATCTTAATATACTAGCAGGTCTATCAGTATCTTGCGGTTGTAATCCTAGTTCTTGTATTCTTTCTAAATTTCGTTGCATAGTATTAATAGCAAGTTGTTTATTTCTAATATCAAAATCACTTCCAGGCGTTATAGAACTTAAAGGATTAAACTCTCTAGGGTCTCCAGTTTTTTCAAATCTTTCTTGTTGTTTAAATGTATTAAGAATCATTCTTCTTGTTATATTTTCTACATTTTTACCAAGATTTTGTGCTTTTTTATAAGATAAAGTTGTACTAGCAAATGGGTCAGTTTCTAATTGACCATAATTTTTTAAATTTTCGTCTAGTTTTACATTTACTGCTCTATAAACAACTAATTTATTATTTTTATTAACAAACTTTCTTAAAAAATCTTTTGATTGTTTTACTAACTTATTGTTTTTAGTAAGTTCTAAAATATCATCAATTAAAGGTCTTATTCCTGTATCAGGATTTTTTGGACCTCTACTATCTTCTGTAACATGACTAATTAAAATATCTATATTTTCTTTATCTAAATCTACAGGTTCTATATCACCTTTTCTTAATAGTTTACGAGGAGCAAATTTACTATCTTCAGTTGTATATACACTTACTTTAGGAATAAATTTACTTGTATCTGGTCCTTGAGCTGGTCTACTAAATAAAGGTGGCTGTATGCCATTATCTAATTCTTTTAATCTTTGTTTTGTTTTATTTATAATAGCTAATGTATTTCTTATAACTCTATTTAAACTTCTTTCTTCAAAATCTTTTAATATAGGACCATCTACTGTTTGTTCTCTTTGTTTTTCAAACAATAATTGATTGTGATAATTTAAACTTTCTTCTAGTATTTCTCTTGGTGCAGTATTTATTTCTTTTTGTGTTGTTGGATATTTTTTTAATGGTCTACTAAATGTAGGTAACTCAAATCCTGTATCTTCTCCAAAATATACTCTGTCAATAAATTCTTTTGCTTCTTTTAAAGAATTTGTACTATCTTGATAAAAACCAGTTTCTGCACTTGCATCTTTTGCAGACATACCTTCTTCTAATTTACCAAAAGACCATTCTCTACGAGGTAACCCATAATTTGTTCCTACATCTTCAATAGCAAAACCTCTATATTCATAAAGACCAGGTGCTACTCTTTTAGATTTATATGCTCTACTAAATGTAGGTATTTCTTTATCTATAGGTGCAGCCGTTTCTCCTACAGGAGTTGGTGCTATTAAACCTTCTGTTTTAAGGTCTAAAACTGTAGAAGCATTTTTAAGAAATGCAGATAATTCTGTATTTAATTTTGCAGGTATCTCTAATAATTTTCTAATTGTTTCTACAAATTTATTCCATACACTATTAGTAGCATCTTTGCCTAAAGGTATATATTCAAGCATTTCTTGAAAGTCTCTATTTGTTAATCCAAAAGTTAATAACTCTGAAACATCTTCATTATACTGAGCTTCATTAGAAAATAATTGATATTTAATTCTATAATCATTAAATATTCTCTTTTGAACAGATACGCCATTAAAAGAGTTGTTATCTCTAGCATATATGAAACCTTGTGAATCTTTAGCAATATAAATATCTGCTATTTCTTTTTCTATATTAGGTGCATTATTATAAATAGAATTATATTTTTCTAATGCTGATTGGTCTCCTCTTTCTATATCTGCTGAAAGGTCATCATAAAATTTCATTCTTTTTTGATAATAATCTTTTACTCTATTTGCTTGTATAGCAAGTTCTCTATGTGCAGCTTTTACTTTTTTACCTAATGCACTTTCTGTAAATGTTTTAGGTCCTTCTCTAGTAGTTAAATTATGTTGAGCAGCATATATTTGAGCTAATGTAGCTTGATGTATTCCTTCATGTAACAAAGCTTCAAAATGAACTCCATTACCTCTTCTCCATTGAGATACATTAGAACTTGCATTTACTTTACTGGTACTACTATCATTAACAAGCATAGTAAATGTTTGAAAATTATATGGTTGCATTGGATTAGTATCGCTTGGTCGTACAGCAGCTTGACCTCTACGAGTTTGTTTTTTACCTACTTCTAATATAAGAGGAAATGTTCTACCTTGTTTTTTTAATGCTAATAAAGATTTATGTACTTTTTGTGCAATAATTTTATAATCTTGACTAGGAGCATTATCTATTAACCATTTCATCATTTTTATAGAATCATAGTTACCTTTAATAGTTTTAGTTACATTGCCATCTTTATCAAAGATAGCTTTGTCTAATACTTTTGCATCTTGCAATCCTGTTAGAATTTTTTTTCTTTCAGCAATATACTCTTTATCTGTTAATTTTTTAGTATTATAAATAGTTGTAGGTGTTGTAGAAGGTGTTGCAGGAGGCGTTGTAGGACCTGCTGGAGGCGTAGGAGGTATTGGTTCAGGTTTTGGTATAGATACAGGTCTTATACCTGTAGGTTTTAAAGTTTGTCTTATTTCATCACCAGGAATTATTTTTTGTCGTTCTGCTGGTCTATCAGGGTCAATATTAACAAAACTAGCAGGAATACGACCTGCATCTGTGAGTCTTGTAGTTCTAACAACCCCTCTTTCTCTAGCACCAACTCTACCAGATTCTATATTATTAAATATTTCTGTAGCACTTTTATATCCTGAGCTACGCATTGCTTGACCCATAGTTTTAAAGAACTGAATTATCTTATTAAAAATACCATTTACTTTAGGAGGAGTATTTACTAGTAAATCTTTATTTCTAAATAACTCTGCTATAGCTTCTTCTACAATATAATCTTCTTTAAAAGCATCAGATAAATTTCTATTTGCTAATTCATTTCTAGTTCTATCTACAGCTTCTTTATAAAAAGTTCTTTTTTTTGGGTCATTAGGAAACTTTTTATCTTTAACTAATTTTTTTAAGTATTGATATTCTTTTTCAGTAATTAAATCTTTAGCTCTAAAAGCATGAATCATTTCATGGTCTAATACTTTTCTTAATCTTTCTTCTATTTCTACTTCTGTAGCACCACCATCTGGATTTATTGCATTAAGAGATAAGAAAATAGTATCTGTATTTCTATCATATTCTCCTTCTACTGCTTCTGCTGTTTCTGTAGCTCTAGTTACTCTTGGGTCAAATTTTATTTTTCCTTCTACTCTTTGTAATGTACTAGTAGAAAGTATGTCATCACTAACTACAATGCCAGTTTCTTTAAGACCTACAGCATTTAATCTTTCTCTAAGTTCTTTAATAAATTTATTAACTTTACCCTCTTGTAAAGTTTCAGCATAGTTAATAGTTTTAGGAACTATTTCTGCAGGTGGTAATAATTTTTCTTGATTTTTTGTTTCTTTTTCTACTAATTCTGCAATAGTTTCTGGAGGTAATTTACCTTCTGCAGTAAGTCTTGCACCAAATTCTTCTGGTGTTTCATTAAAACCTTCTGCTTTTCTAGCTATATCAAACTCAAAATTATCTTTAATTTTGTAGTTATTAGTGCCTTCTATTTGTTCAGCTCTACCACTATAAATTAAATCATCTATAAATTGTTCTGTAGCTATTTTATTTTTTCTAATAGAATCTGGTCCAACTTTTAATAAACTATTTTTATCAAAAATTACTTTATTGCTTTTTGTATTAGCAACAAAATCTGCCATTTCTTGTGCAGTATAGTTTC